CGAAGAATCCTAAATCCGTTTCTGTTGGAATGGATCAAATTCTAGCAAACGATGGCAGACTTCCTGATAATCTTGTCGGCAAAGAAATTATGTCCGCAAAGGTCAAAGCGGCAAATGATGCGACGGTAAGGTTACGGACGTTGCTTAGTGAAAACGCAAAGTCAATGCGTATCACTGCAACGGAAGCCAAGGATCTTAGAGATAGTTTGGGCAAGGCTCGAGAGTCTTTTGTTAGCGGCGAGAGCGGAATCCAGCTTCTTTCTCAAGTTAAAGCTAGGGTTGCAGCAGGGGACGTTACAGGCTTTGGAGTCGCCGGCAGAGAACTAATCCGTCAGGCTTTTGCTGCTGCTGGTAAACAAGATCTACTGAACAAAAAATACACAAGCCTGTCAGAAGCTAGAGAAGAAATTCGTCGTGCTTTCCAAGCTTTGATACCGATCAGTCTTGGTTCTACTCAAACTGCGAACTCAATTTCAAACCGAGACGTTCAATTCTTGGCAGATGCTTATGTAAATTCTGGTTTCTTGGAAAACGGGGTATTTAGTTTTGCAACGGTGAACGACGAAACGTTAGGGCAGCAGCTTGAAGGAGCTATTAGTAAGTTCCGAAACAGGCAAAAAGAAGGTTTAGCGGACTATGATCGTGTCTTGTCTCGCATAAACTCAGCGGAACAAGCCTTTCAGGACGCTAGGGGCTCTGGGATGTTTGTTTCTCCTGGGCCGTTTACCTCATCTTATTTTGATCCTCTTACCAAAGAGATTGATCCTTACGCTCAAAAAACGAGAGCTTTCTTAGAAGGCCGAACAGCAAAACCCGTTTTTACCTACGAGTTTAAAGATGGTGTTTATCGACGTGTTCCAGCGAGGTAGCGGCAATGGCTATTATTAGCGTAGAAACGCCTGATGGCATCAAGAAGGTTGAAATTGAGGGCGATGCTCCCACAGAAGAGGAAGAACTGTTAATACAACAGACGTTTTTTTCTGATGACGCTCCGGCTCCATCTGGACCTCCAGACCCCGCTACAACACCTTACAGTGAATTAAAAGCTTACTATCAAGCACAGGAATCCACTGACGAGGTATCCGACATCGCCCCCACGGTTGAGGGACAGGTTACCGACTCTGGTGTTCGCTATGAGTTTGGTAAAAGGGACACCGCTCAAGAACAAGAAGAGTTCCTGACTCAGGTCTATGGCCCAGACTCTTTCGTCAAGGACAACCGTGGCCGATATCTTCTGAACCTAGATAACATTTCGCCAGAGGTAAAAGCCCGGCAGAACTTGCCTGATGAAGGTGGGCTCATGTGGTTCAACAAGCCGGGCGGAGGCTTCTTAGGCCTTTTCGACATGCCCGACATTGTTGAGTTTGGAGGTCGATATCGAGGCGAACTTATTGGGGGAACGGCAGCGGCGCTGGCAACAACTGGCGTTGGTTTGCTTCCAGCCTCTATTTTAATAGGTCTGGGCGCTGGCGCTGGTAAAGGGTTTGATGAACTTCAGGAGTACGTGCAGGGAACGCAGCGGCAAACTCCTGATGAAATCTACGGCGATGTGGCAACGGCAGCCGCGTATAACTTTGGCGGTAATCTTATCGTTGGTGGTGCACTACGAACTGTTGGTAAACTCATTCGAGGTCCTGGTAATCCGGACGCGCAAGTTATTTCTGATCTTATGGATCAAGGTCTTTCTGCATCCGCAGCGAAAGCGGCAGCGGTTCAGATGCAAAGAACGCAGACTAGAGAGGCCATAAAAGGTGGCGCACGGCCCACGATCCAAGAAGCAACCGGCAAATCCGTTCTTGGTCGTATACAGGCTATTCAGGAATCTATCTTCCCGAACAAGAAAGCCGCACGCGCTAATCGCAAGTACGTGCAAGACCTTATTCAGAAATACAAAAGCGGTGAGCTTAGTGATGAGGCTTTTGGAGCCGCGCTTGATCAAAACGTAAAAGACGTTTCGCGCTTGATAAGTGGCGCGATGAAGGATCCTGACGAGGCTGTTAAGCTGGCTAATCAGCAGCTTCGTGACGTTATTGAGCAAGAGATGAATCTGCTGAAACAGGTTTACACAACTGGAGACGAGACTGCTGCCGCGTTCCAGAATGAGATGACGCGCATGGTTCGTCTTTGGCAGAACAATAACAAGGAACTGTACGACAACGCTGGTCAATTGATGGGAGATGCCAAACTATTCAAATCAGAGGGTTTGAGAAAACTTGTTGACGACCAGATAAAGGCTCCTTTAGCGGCGGAACAGGGTTTGGCCAACAACCCCGTGTACAAATACATTCTTGGTAAGACAGATGACTACACAATCGGTGAGCTTCAGGCTCTTCGATCAGCGGTTCAGAACTCCCGTAGCGGAAGCCTCGTTGGAGACGTTACAGACAATCAGTTGAAGGGTCTGTCCGACAAACTCGATGAAATGTTCGACGGCGCTGCTAACAGCATCAATCAAAAGATTGTCCAGCTTAGATCTGGCGGTAACGCAACCTATGCTGATGTAGGCTTGGCCCCGCCTCCCGGAAGGCCTAGTAGTCAATTTATCCCGAAAGATGACGCTAACAAACTTGCTGATCAACTTTCGTCAGGTTTAGAAAAGTTTAAAGACGCTCAGAAACACTACAGAGAGGGTGCGGAGATATTCAAAACCGGTGCCATGAACATGCTCAACCAGAACATCAAGGAAGGCTACTTTGCCGACCTCAGTTCTGTTGTTGAGGCTGTAGTGCAGCCGGGTAAACCGCAACTTCTGCTTAACTATCTAAAAGGCGTTACACCGGACGCAACAGTGCGCGGCGCAATGCAGAGCATTCCAGAAACTCAATGGAATGCGATGGCCAATGCTGCACGTCAAGGGAACATAACAGAAGTTAATCGTCTTCTTGGGGCAAATTTTCCTGAGTTGGCTGGCGGAGGCTCCGCCGCACAAAAAGCCTTGTCCAAGATTGGGCTTGGTTTTCGTCCTCCGAAATTTATCGAATCACTGCCACAGAACGATCCGTATCGTCAGCGTGTTCTTGGAGAGCTTGCAGACACGTTTCAGCTTCATGCCGACGATGCCGCAGCCGCAGCGGCTAGGACGGCACACAGGGATGTCGCTCGACAAGCGTTGGCAAGCACTTGGATAAAAAGCACGGTTCAACAAGCAAATGACTTGGGCGTTTTCGACCCCGCAGCATTTCGTAGATCGTTTGATAGCTTGGGCAAGGAAGTTCAAGATGCTTTGTTTGGCCCAGCAGAAGCTAAAAGACTTAACGGTGTTTTAAAAGATTTTGCACTGGTGGCACCTGATCCGGTGAGGGGTGGATTCCGGTTTGGGTCTGTTGCCCCATCGTCTATTACAAACCCAAACATGCGTAACATTGTGCAAAGTTTGCAGGCGGATGTGGCCGAAGCGCAGGCGCAAAGCTCTAGCGCATTGTTTAACGCTGTGAAAACTGGGCGAATAGACGATGCCGATGCGCTGGTTCAAGCGGCAGTAAAAGATCCAAAGCTTGTAGACGAGCTTATCAACAAAGTCCCTTCGTATAACTTAGACGAGCCCTTTGGACTGAAGGACGCCATGATGTCTCGGATTATCCGAGAAGCGTTTCCAAAAGGGATTACAGAGGAAGCTGTGGCCTCCGGTGCTTGGAGAGATGCCATGGCAGCGTCCATCACCAACCTTAATCAAAGAGGTTCTTTGTCGAAGGTTCTTGGGCAGGATGTTGTTCGAGACTTGGTGAAGCTCACCAAGATTCCAGTTGGTGATCAGGCACTCAAGGGCAAAGGTGGTCTAGCCGCCCCCACGTATGTCGCCGGTTTGGGTGTTGCTTTGATCGCCAACCCTGCGGCAACGATTCCTTCCGTTGCTGGTATATTCCTCAGTTCTAGGATATTGCGAAACAAAAGATTTCTTAATTTGCTGACGCGTCCAAACATCAGGGCCGGAGAACTGAAGAAGGGCATAAGAGCTTTGGCTGATGATCTCATGGCCAAGGCCAAGGCAGATGGCGTGACATTAACTCGACAGCAGGCTACGGCAGAGGCAAAGAAGCAGCTTGGTAATTTGAGCGTGTTTAGGCGCCGAGTAAATGATGTTATCGGAAAAGAGCTTCGGTTGATATCCTCAACATATTCTTCCGGAGCAGTTGATTCGGATGACAGAAGAGCGGTAGGAGAAGCTGTTTCTGGAGCAATTGATGCTGCTAGACCCGTTGTCCAAGACATTAGGCAACAAATTCCTGATGCGGCGGCAGCGGCTCAACAGATGAATCCATTACGGCGGGTAGAGAAGAATAAACTCTTGGGCATTGGAGCAAATCAATAATGCAACTCTCCGACCACTTTACCCTGAGTGAGCTTACCAAGTCGTCTACGGCTGAACGGTTGGGCATTACCAACGAACCAGGGTCCACGGAAGTAGAGAACTTGATCATGGTCTGTGACCAGATCCTTGAGCCTGTCCGCAACCATTACGGTATTCCGTTTGCGCCTAACAGTGGCTTTCGTGATCTTTATCTTAATCGAGAGATTGGATCGTCCGACAACTCGCAGCATGTAAAAGGCGAGGCTGTAGACTTTGAAGTGCCGGGTATCCCGAACAAGGAAGTCGCACTATGGGTCAAAGACAACTGTGAGTTCGACCAGCTCATACTGGAGTTTTACAAGGAAGGCGTTCCTGACTCCGGCTGGGTGCATTGCAGCTACACGATTGCCAGAGATAACCGTCAATCCGCACGCGTGTTCGACGGTAAGACATGGAGCGCCTTGGGCGAATAGGTTATGGCTTATTACAACGCCCCCCCAATATACAATTTTACGCAACCCCCAGCACTACAACCCTACACGCCGGACAAGGCTTTACAGAATGAAGAAGGCGAAGACACTTTTGGCGGCGAGGCCGTCAGTTCCGGATCTGGAATCTCAGGGCTCCCGGGACTTTCAGAGTTTAGCAATACCGTTGGGTCTGCTCTTAGTGGCCTTAATCCAAACGTTAATATCGAAACCCCGCTTGGAGATGTTAATGTCAGTGCAGCCGATGTGGCTCTAGGGCTTGGCCTCACAGCGTTAACCGGAGTCCCCGGCATTGGAACGGTTGCAAACGCAATCGGAAGTGCTTTTGGACCTTCGACCGGAACGGCGTTTGGCGTTGGTGAGCAAACAGGGTCTGGCATAAGCAGTGGGCAAGTTGCTGGGTATGGCACCACGACAGGAGGACCAACGGATTTAGGAATTAATGCTTACGGACAAGCCGTTGACCCCAACGCCGAAGCTGTGCTGGGCATGGAGGCGGACGTTGAAGCAGCGGCACAAGCGCAGGCAGAAGCGCAGGCAGCAGCAACCGCCGATGCGATGGGTATGGGCGGCGGGTCTCCGGGTGAGGAAATGGGTGGTCACGAATTTGCACAGGGCGGTATCTTGCAACTAGGCGGGTATTCCGCTAATCGACAAGGCGGCGCAGAGACAAGCAAATTTTATTTACGCACTCCCGACCGGGGTATCCCATTAGGCGACAGTGTAAGCGTCACGGGAAACTACGATAGATCTACCGCCGAAGTAACTCCCCAGGCTATGGGCATTCCTCAAGAGGCTATAGAGTATTTCCGCCTCAAGAATCAGGAACAAAAATCCACCAGCTACAATGTTGGAATACGCGCCATGTTTCCTGACGGCGTAGTCCCCGACTTCATGGACAAAGTGCTTCGGCCTAAATCTGCAAACGTCAATTATGGCCGGAGTGAGTCCACGTTTCAAAACGTACTAGGGAACACTTTTACGAATTCTGATAGGAGCCGTGGCATAGGTGCCCAAGGACAGATTCTACGCGGAATGTTCGGAGACAACGCCCCAACCGTCACGGGTCAGTATTTTGAGCCCAACAGGTCCGACAGGTCTTTCTCTGGATCCGTAGACATTCCCATGGGCAACGTACTAAGCGGAGGAAACGTTTCCTTATACGGCTCTCAAAACATAAATGAGGAACGGCCCAAGGACACATCATTCGGAGTTCGAGGGAAATTCAACTTTTAGGTTATTTAGCTGACCCCCAATTATCGCCCAACCCCACATCGACCTTGGACGGTATGGTCAAACCCGGCGCACAGTTCTCCATCAAACCCTTGATCTCGGCCACCTGTTCATCGCTCTCTATTGAGAAGCAGAGCTCGTCATGAACCGTGAGCATGGGCCAGTGTCCATGGTCCATGCAGTCCTTCATCGCGAACTTGGTTTGATCCGCCGCCGACGCCTGTATCAGCCTGTTTAGCGCCTTGTACACGAACGCCACCTGATACCGCTCCGGATTCAGGCTTGCCCAATTGTTGTCGCGCTCTTCGACCGGCGTGTCCAGAACATCGCGCCACCTCTCTTCGAGGCGGTCCACGTGGATCGGCTTCTTGTACTCCTTGGAGTAGCCTTTCAGTTCCCGCATAGGGAATCGGCACTTGCGACCCAACAGCGTACGCACTTCGCACCGCTTGGACGCAGCATCCATGACTGATGAGGCAAGGGCCCGAATAAACGGCACCTTCTCGTCATACTCGTTGCGGAGAAGCTTGGCTTCTTCAAACGGTATATCGCCCAAGGTCGCCGCCAGCTTGCCAATGCCCATGCCGTACATGATGCCTAAGTTGATTGTCTTGGCGTGAGTGCGGCTGACGCCGGCCATGTCCGCAACAATCTGATGGAAGTCCAGATCATCGTTCTGATACTGATCAGCGATCTCCTTGACCTTCTCGTTGTCCCTTGTGGCTGGCGCTAACGAGGCGTAATGCATCATCCACCGTGGCTCTTGGGCGCTGTAATCAAAGCTGCCCCACCGGCATCCCTCTTCCGGTATAAACAGGCCACGGACCAAGGACTTTATTTCTGGGTGGCGGGACGGAACTTGCTGCAAATTCGGATTGCTTGATGAGAATCGTCCTGACACAGTTCCACCTTCGTCAGAGCGCAACTGGTTAAACTGACAGTGGATACGGCCATTGTGCTGATGATTGAGAATCGTATCAACAAAAGTGGTATTCGCTTTGTTGTATTCACGAATCTCCAGAATCTTCTTGGCGATGGGGTGTTCGTGGGTTTTAAGGAAGTGCTTTGTAAAGCTGGGCGCGTCTGACTTCGCTGTTCGCTCATACGTGAGGCCAAGGTTGTCAAAAACCATTGCCAAGCTTTTGGCGTTCCAAGGTTCGAGGTAAACATCTGTTTCATCCTTAACCTCCTTTAACAGCTTGTCCTCTTTCTTTTGTAGAAACTCCTTGGTTTGCTCTGCTTTGTCTACGTCAACACGAACACCGCGACGTTTCATCTCAAATATCATAGGCAGAAGCGCCAGTTCTGTCTTCAAGATTTCTTCGCAATCATCCTCAACCAGCTTCTGGTGCAGAACATGCCAAAGCTTGAGCGTCAGCGTTGCGTCCATCTCCGCATACGCCGCCACCCTTTCGGCTGGTAGCTTCCACATTTCCGCCTTGGCATCTACGCCGTGCTGGTCTGCCGCTCTTCGGAGATCCTCCTCCGCTTTGCGCTCTCCAAGGTACGTGGACCCCAGAGCGTTAAGAGAATAACTGAACCTGTTCTCATCAAGCAGGGGCGCCGCAATCATTGTGTCCAGAATACGACCCTTAACCGTAATACCTTCCGATAACAGCCACCCTAAGTCATACTGTGCATTGTGAAACACCACGGACATGCCGTGGTCTAATTGGTCTTGGAGCCACCTGAGTACGAGATCCTTTGCCATGTTTCCCCCACCCTCGTGGGCAATCGGCAAGTAGGCGCTCCACTCAGAGGTGGCGACAGAAATCCCTATAAGGTCTCCATCGTTTCTAACCCACCCTGGCCCCAAGTCTCTTAAATGCGGATCCTTTGTTTCAGTGTCTATGGCAATAATTTTCTCGCCAGACAGGTCCGGTAGGTGTTCCGGCGGAAACCAGACCTTCTCGTCAAACAAGTCCTCACGCATCTTTATTTTCCATTATCCCCGCCCACAAAGCGGTGTACGCCGAAGCATCTACACCGTTGTCCGATTTTATCTTGCCCTTTTCGTTTCGAGCCACCTTCAGCAAGGCCATGCAGAAGGCAACCTGTTCCGCTGATATGTCTGTTTCTAGGTACGCGGACCACAAGTCCGCCGCCCTTTGATGCATATCTCTGTAGTCTCCGTACTGCTCCGCTCTGTCTCCGCTCACCAGAGCCGCCGCCGTCTCAAGAAACTCGCTGGGTTTCATATCTCGTAATACCTGTTTGTTTCCGGCAGCATGATATGGAGGGCCTTCTTGGCTCTGGTTACCGCGACGTAGTACACCCGATGCTCGGTCGCCGGGTTGCCCATATACTCCTTGTACGCAGCATAAGATAGGTCTGGAACCACCAGAATGTTATCAGCCTCGCCGCCTTTCATAGAATGTATAGTACTAACCTTTATTCGTGGGTTACGCACGTTATCTTTTCGTTTCAACGCATTAAGAACATAGTTCTTCGTGTCGAGGTCAATCTTCGACAACGCCCGATGCCATCGCACAGATCCATCCAATAACAGGCCCAGTTTGTCCCGCGCTTCCGACATCCCGATCTCTGCTTCCGGATCCAATCCCAAAAGGGCCTTAGAACGCGCTCCGAAGCCCCGTGAGTAGCCCTCGCCCATTTCCATGAAGGTGTAGACGTTTCTGATCTTCGTGGGCGTCAGCAGCTCTCCCTTGGCCCATTGTTCCCAATCGTGCAGCGCCTCGTATGTTTTTGTCGGAATGCTGGGGTGGCCATTGCGGCTGTAAACCCAACCCTCGTCGCGCAAAGTTTGCGCGTAATGCGAGGCGATCCGGTTGGTCCGTGCCATAACGCACCACTCGCCCTCGTCAAATGGGACATCCCAAATGCTCTGATGCACATGGCAACTGCCCTCTTCGTCCTTCGGTCGCCACTGCTTTGGGGCTCTGCCCTGAATGCGGCTAACGATGCTCTGAGCCTCCGCCCACACCGTCTTGGGTAGCCTGTACGACTGTTGGAGGACCGTTTTCTTTTCGGTTGCGTTAAGAAAGGCCCCTACATCTGCGCCCTGGAACCCCATGATGGCTTGATCATCATCGCCCGTGAACACCTGTATGCGAGGCTTCTTCCGGAGAACATTGACCATGGACCACTGAAGGGTAGACAAATCCTGCGCCTCGTCCACGAACAAAGCCTCTATGTCTGGTCCATTGCCCGACTTGATGAAGTTCGCAATCATGTCCGTAAAATCAATCTTATTACGGACACGTTTGTAATCTTCGTAAGCTAAGACAAGGCGTTTTAGTTCAGGCCAATCAACATTGTAATCCCCAAGGCGCCTGTGCATCTCTTCGAGGCTCAGTCCTTTGCTCCGCGACAGGTGATACTGGCTCATGTAGAAATCACCCTTGGCCAAGCCCAACGTATCAAAGTCTGATTCAGTGCCGCCTCCAGACTTGCTGCCGAATGGTATGCCTACCGCCTGACCGATCTCCTTCATGTCTTTGCCGCTCAGAACATCATCGGAGCTGTAGCCACCGGATCGAAACGCCATGGAGTGCAGCGTCTGGAAGTAGGGCATGTCTTTCTCATCAATGCCCCAATCGCGGCACACCCGCTCCCGGCTTTCCTTTGCTGCCTTGCGGGTAAACGAAACACAGGCAATGCGGTCTGGGGCGATGCCCTGTTCGATGCACTCTCGTATCCGGTTGGAGTTGGTTTGCGTCTTGCCCGTGCCTGGTGGACCAAGGATGGTTTCGTGTTGATCGGTCAAAACGGTGGATCCTCTGGCTCAAACGTCACCTCTGGAAGGTCCACTTCACCACGATGCATCTCCGGTACAAACCAAACCCGCACCGACTTCCAGTTATCGTTGTTATCACGGAACCTGTAAGTCTTGTCCGACTCCGCCCCGTTGTTCATTTCTTTCAGACGCTCGGTAATCTGACCCCGCGTATACTGTGTGAAGTTGTTACGCTTCAAAAAGTCCTGCAATGAACTCAACTTGAAATACGTGACACCGTCCTCGGTCCACGGTTTACCCGTCAGCAGTTCTTCTGGGCTGTGTGCCTGAATCCTCGAAGTGCAGAAGTTCTCCAGCAACTCCGTGAACAAGCCCTTCTGGGTAAGTTCCTCCGGCACCGATATCCTCGTCGCATCACTGAGCAAACTGTCCACCAGATCTCGCCAATCCGATTCCTTCATCCGTGCCGGCATCTTGTACATCTGTTCCATGCAAGCCCTCTGAAACTCCACTTGCATCTGTAGCTGCTTGGTAGACAACTCCAGCCGGGCACCGTCCACGTCTACAAACCAGACAGGAGGCTCCGACTCCACAACCGTCAGGCCACCGACAGGGACGTGCGAGTTCGCATCCCCCACCCCAAACTTCCGCGACCGACAAAGAGACTTGTTACAGTGACTATGCAAGGGCTCCGACTTGCACGTGTAGAAGTACTCCTTCTTCTCCAGCTGCTCTTGCACAACGACCACCTCACGCGCTGGTAGCGGCGGGTTGCAGTAGTCTTGGTTGTGCTTCTCCAGCAGTTCTTTCCAATCGTTTGGCGCGGCCTGTTTGTAGTAAACGCCAATGTTCATAAGCGTCATGTTGCGGCCACCCTCCGGTGTACCGAACTCGGTAAGCTGCTGTAGACACGGCGGTCCATCCGGCAGAACCCCCTTGTCGCCGCCCAAGGATATGTTGGCTAGTTGCTTGGCGGTGATCCGCGCCTTCTCCGCAGCCGCCAAAAACTCCTCCAGTGACATGGAGTCGCCGTTCTTCTTCAGCGCATACCGGGTGGTGTACTTCGCGTTCTGATAAGGCAGATTGATAAAGTTGCCTACATCGCCGCGTTCCGCCAGCAATTCTTCCTGCTTCGGAAATATCTCGCAGTTGCCCCAACCCAACGCTGCGGCAAACTCGGCCAGACGGTCGCGCATCTCGGACGCTGCAATCCGCTCTGACATAAATAGAAACAAATGAGCGCCCCCAGACTTGGACCGACACAGGACCAAGGGGAGCTTGAACCTTTTGACCTTGGCCAGTAGAAGCGGCAGATCGAGGTTGTAGTCGTCAATGTCCAGCGCACCGAACTGACACTTGTTCGTTTCATCGATTGGTATCGACCCGACACCTAATCGTCCGTCCAAGTGATCTTGAACGTGGTCCACGGACAACGGTTCACGGACGATCTCATACTTCGCCTGTTGCTTGCCGTTCCGCTGACGACCTAAAACGTCTGTCTGTCCATGAGCTCCTTGCGACCCGGAAAACAGGTCAAGGAACCTTTGCGCTAAATCTTCCATGAAAAAGTAGGGACCCGCGACTAAGCGGGTCCCACGCACCTAGAATGGCACTTCTTCGGATTGATCCGCAATCGCCTCAACTTCCTGCGGCGGCGGAGCAATCTTCAGTTCTCCCGAACTGATAGACGAATGCAGTTCCTTACAGTCGTTGTAAGCTTCTAGGGAAGGCACAGTGCCTTCCATTGCAATGCTCCAAGACCCCCAGGAACCTTTGTCGTTACCATCTTCAACTGACTTGAGACGGTAGGTGTTAGCGAACGACGGCATCGTCTTGCCGTTGTGCTTCTGCATCATCATCATAGACAACCAGAGGCGGCTCTTTTTTAGCTGCGTCTTCTTCATATCGACAATCGCATTCTCAAGGTTGCCATCTTCATGGACGATCTTGACGTAATGCTGCGCGGTGCGAACAAGCTCGTTACCGCTCGGCAGAAGTTCCATGCCGCTGTCCTTGTCGCGAACCGCAGCCCGGATGTCCGGTGAGTCCGCTGCAATCTCGCCCAAGAAACCACCGCCTTGAGTTCGAGGTACAAATTCCAAAAACTTCATCTGGAAATGCACCGGCAGAACGACCACGCCTTCGTCAGCCTCCCACACATGGTTCGTAACCGTGTTGAAGATGTCGCCTTGGCTGGCTCCCGCGATGAAAGCTGGGTCGCTTTTCTTTAGCTGCGGCGACAGCGCCTGAATGATTCGCAGAAATGGTATCTGCAAATCTGACGAGGTGACTTCCTCAAAGCCGTATGAAGCATCCTCTTCAAACGCGGCGGCGAGTTCTGCTGGTAGTTTTCCGTTTGCTTTAGCCATCATGATTCTCCTTTGATCTTGGCATATGTTCCAATGGACGCGTTAAACAGTTCTAGGTCGATCTCTTGACCTGATTCCATCCGCTCACGAATAAGCTTCTTGAGCGTCTGGGGTTCCACCCACGTTTTGGCGGCAGTGTCGTACCCTTGGTCCTCTAGATCCGCTTGCATTGCTCTGGCGCGATTGTCCTCGCTCACGGCAAAATCAACGCTGATCTGATTCTTGATAAAATCAGACGCGCCGATCTCACGAAGGTGAGACAACGCAATGTCACGCTGCAAGGGATCTTTCGGCATGGTGCCGTTCACATAGGTGGCTAGGCTAATCTTGTTGCCCCCCACCTTCGCCTCATCAAGACCTGTCTCCTGCATCTTTGCCGGAATCAGATCGTGGGTATAACGGTTGATCTGCCGCTTCAGGCCTTTCAACCGCTCCTCCGCCTCACCAAGCTGCGTCTGCAACTCACTGAGGTGACGGATCATCGACGCCAGCTCGGTGGCGCCCTCTGTAGTCAGATCGTTAAACGCATCAGCGTCAGCTTCCGCATCCGCCTCAATCGTTTTCCATAAGTCGTTATCACTCATTAACGTATCTCCTCGTCAGGTGCTAAATTCTGAATGCCACCGCCGCGCAACTGTAGCTTTACGGGATAGTATGTTTTCTCCATACGATCCCACTTTAAGATGTTGACACGACCGTGGTTTCGTTCCGCAAAAACGGCAAAAGCTACCCCGATGATGGCCGGGTCACCCATGGCCAACAACCAATCGTCATCACTAACGTCCCGAAGCTTGCGTCGTATCTGCGACACGATGCGGCCAGGGTTTACGTGTATCTGATCAAAGGGATTCGTAAGCGGTTCAAGGTCCCCCCACTTGTTTGCGGAAACGATATTCACGCGGGGGTTTTCTTGCGTTACGTAGACAGTTGCCATCAATCTCTCGCTTTCTGATTTTCGCACCATAATCCATGATTTAGGGGTATGCAAGAGGTAAGTTGCAATATATAGTGCCAATCATGGACTATCAGTACAAAACCAAGCCTTATAAACACCAAGACGATGTTTTGCGTCAATCCTGGTCGAAAGAGAACTGGGGTTTTTTCATGGAGATGGGGACCGGCAAGTCGAAGGTGTGCATCGATACAGCGGCGATGCTGTATCAGACCGGCAAGATCGACACGTTCATCGTGATTGCGCCGAAGGGTGTATACCGGAACTGGTCACGCACCGAGATACCCACCCACATGCCGGACGATTGTTTCGAGGCCGCGTTGTCTGCGACGTGGAACCCGAACCCTAAAAAGGCGGACAAGGCCGATCTAGCCAGCTTCATGCGACCGAGTGAAGGCTTCCGCATACTGGTCATGAACGTGGAGGCACTCAGCACGAAGAAGGGACAGAAGTACCTAACAGAAGTGTTGAGGATGTCGAACGCTCTGTTAGCGGTAGACGAAAGCACGTCAATCAAATCGCCCAAAGCTTCACGGACCAAGGCCCTTCTTCGGATGTCGCAATTGGCGAAGTATCGTCGCATCTTGACCGGGTTTCCTGTCACGCAATCGCCCATGGATCTCTGGTCGCAATGCCGATTCATGGACAAGCGGCTGCTTGGCGAGACGGGTGACAACTTCTTTCAGTTTCAGTATCGGTACGCCGTGATGAATCGGCGCAACGTCGGATCACACAGCTTCAATCAAATCGTCGGCTATCGAAACTTGGAAGAGCTGTCCAGCCTGCTCAAGACGTTTAGCAGTCGCGTCATGAAGGATGATTGCTTGGACCTACCAAAAAAGATTTACACTCGGCGCAGCGTTCAACTGTCGGAAGACCAGGCTCGAATCTACCGCGATTTGAAAGAGTATGCGCTGGCGCACATCGAAGACGAAGAGTTCATGACCACGACCAACGTCATGACCCAGCTATTGCGGATGCAGCAAGTGCTGTCCGGTCACACACGAGCGGATAGCGGAGATACGATAGAGATCAAAGATCATCGACTAAACGAACTGATGGACTGTCTCGAAGAGGTCGAGGGCAAAGCCATCATCTGGTCGCGGTTCCGCTACGACATAAAGCGTATCGAGAAGGCGCTGACCAAGAGGTATGGCCCACGGTCCACGGTCAGTTACTTTGGTGACACGTCGGACGCGGAACGGTCGGAGGCCATCGAAAGCTTCCAGAACGGCGAGGCGCGGTTCTTTGTGGGCAACCCACAGACAGGTGGATACGGCATCACCCTGACTGCCGCCAACACAGTCGTCTATTTTGCGAACAGCTTTGACTTGGCCGTTCGTATGCAGTCTGAAGACCGGGCTCACCGGATTGGACAGAAAGAGCATGTCACCTACATAGATTTGATCGCGGAAGGCACGATTGACGAACGAATCGTCAAAGCTCTTCGCGACAAGATGGATGTCGCCAGCGTGGTTATGGGCGAAGACTTGAAAGAATGGCTGAAATAGGAGAATCCAATGCCAGATACGAAGAAGTACAAGTCCGTTGCAGTTCCGATCCCAACATGGGAGAAGCTTTGGGACATGGCGGAGAAGAATCATCGGTCGCCAGCTCAACAGATATCTTTCTTGGTAGAGGTATCCGAGAAAGCACCGAGTGACGCGAACGTCATGTCGATGTACGCGGCGCTATCCGAGAAGGAGGATTGAAGGATGAACGACCACAACCTGAACAGCTTCTACGAAGAAGTGGACAAGGCCACCTACGAGCGTGGCGATCTGGATCCGATTGGCAAGTCAGTTGTTCTGTTCCGAGTTGCAATTGAGAACGGTGCTGCCGCCGTTGGTATTCTTGGTATCCTTCATGTCATGTCAAAACTTCTGACAAGCACGCTAGCCATTGCTGACGATGAGGGGAGTCACGAAGATTTTCTGGAAAACTTTGACCCAGACGACCCTGTGAAGCACTGACCGATGTCAGAACACTGGGCGCAGATACTACTCGACCTACGAAAAGAAAGCGGCATGACCCGCGCCGAGTTGTCAAAGCTGTCCGGTGTTGGCGTTAATACAATCGAAAACTACGAGCGACAAAAAATAAAAGAGCCTTCGATCTACAAAATCGAGGCTCTTTTAAATTCTTTGGGTTATGAACTGGACGCGCTTCAGCCCTGACCCCGATTGCGCTTTCGCATACCACGGGCGCTGCTCCTTGGTCCCAGCTTTTTACGGATGTTGAACGGGTGCGGTTGATTGCGCCGCCGGACCCTAGTTCGACCCTCATATGTTTGTGCTGCTTTCTTTGCCATGACCCTTTATACCATATGTCGTTGGCTTGATGTTTTAATTTATTACCGTCAGCCTTGCGTTAATGCCGGATATCCGACACCAAACAGGCGACGTTTGCGAAAGCATCCTCGCAGAATACTTGTTCCGGAAAGGGTGGTGGGTATTCATCCCTCTCGGCAAGCATGGTCCCATTGACGCTATCGCTGTGACCCCTGAAGCGAAGGTCTTTCTGTTCGACTCAAAGGCCGACAGGTTTCGAAAGAACAAAAACCGTAACGTGTACCATCGCATCCACCGGAAGCGATCAGACCTCCAGAAACAGCTCAACGTCCGCATAGCGTATGTAAACGAAGACACACGTGAGATTCACTTCGTGCCGTCTCTCTGAGCGTAGAAGATGTGTTCACCAATCTGCTTCTTTCTTTCCATGGAACTGGCCCACGATGGATTGACCCAGTCGGCGTGATAGTGCGTCACGTCCTCCAGACCAACCATCTGGACCCTGTTCGATAGAAGCATAGTCGCCAGATCAAGGGCCACGGACCAGGGTTCCTTCTCTGCCGGGCGCTCCGGCTTGCCATCGCAGTAATAGCTGAACTGACACTTGTGCCTGACCGGATTGCCATTGCGATAGCGCCCCTGCCTGACGACGCCGCACACCGTGTCCGGATAACGGTCATCGCGGACCCTGTTCTGAACTACAATGCCCACGGCCAACATGCCGCGCCAGCCCTGATCTCGAGCTTCGTAGTACATGGCCTCGGCCAGACAAGACTTCTCGTCGGCCAATGCGTGGCTGGGCGCTAAGAGTAGCGCCGCAGCCAGTGTCATTGCCCTATACATCTTTCGAGATCAGCCACAGGTACTTGTTGACTTCCGCCTTGCATGACGGACAAACCAGTGCTGACCACGCGAAGTTGTACACGTGCGTCGGAGCCTTACAGTGAGGGCAGTAGATCGTCTTGCCCTTCTTGCCGGCGTGTGTCCACTTCGGAACCGGCATCAGCGCGACACGCTGCTTTTTGGGCTTAGGCTTGGGCTTAGGTTCTTCTCTGCCAAGTAGCCAATCAAAAAACTTCATTTTAGTCCTTCCTTTCTCACACTTTCTTCAACGTGTTTCACATAAAAGTAGTCGATGATTCGTTTCCAGAACTCTTTACAGTCCGGATCCTGCGCCCTTTCCATTACCTCTATCAATTTGTTGATCCTGTTCTGCATCACTTTCTCCTGTGCTTCTCCGCCACTACCAGTTCGTAGTGGCCCGTCGCAATCTTTCGATGAAACAGCCATATCTCATCATGAAGCGCCATATTGACGTGCGTCTGTAAGAAGTCCTGGGTTCTCATGCCAAGTTTCTTTGCGGCTTTCGAGGACTCTGGCGTCAACGTCCAGCGCCCATGGCCGTATCGCGAGTTGCATTCACCAATAGTCTCGTATTTGGTCATAAACCGCACATTCCTTCGCACTCGTTCTGCATCAAATCTTTGAACAGTTCACCCTGGCCCAGTTCTTCAGCCGTGCTGAAGTCCACGTCGCGCAGTGGAATCCGTTGAGCGTGAAGGAACCGCGCTCCATGGAACCGTCCCTCTGCATCCCTGATCTTCTCATCGATCTGACAGGCTTCCTCAAACTCATCGGGAAACTCATCTTTGATCCGCCGCCACTCGTGATCGTTATGGAACGGGCAACCAATGCACGCGCTCTTGGCCAACACCCTTTCCGGATACCTGTCACTAAACCACTGAAGGCAGTCCCTCCGGTTCATCTCCTTCTCAAGCAACGGCCATCGGTTCTCTACCCACGAATCCTGGCTGTCCTTCACCCGCATCATCTCGTCCTTGGATATGCCAATCCACATCTCCACGACAAAATCCTTCGGTGTGCGCTGTCGAGGCTTCAACCCGGCAAGCTCACGAACCCTCTTGCGTATGGGTTTGAGCTTATACTCACTGGTACACTGTCGTCGGGCCATGCCGTTCGTGCCGTCTTTGTTGATTAAAAAGAACGGTATCGACGCAAACTTGTGGCCCGTGGTGTTGAGGTCGGATTCCAGATCTTCCTTAATGTTGCCCCGCTGTACGCGGTACACGGGAAAGGATAGCTGGCCTTCGAGCCAATCCAGGTGGTCGTAAACCTCCTTGGGCTCCCAACCTGTGTCCGCAAATACAGCGCAGTCGGGCCTCGGACCAATGTCCCCAGCTTCAGCCATCAGCGCCATAACCGTGGATTGAACACCCGCGCCCAAGCTGATTACTCGGAGGTTGGCGTTTTCGACAGGATTGAACAGGTGGCTAATGGTCATGTGCAACCCTTATTGCTTGTCCGATTTCTTGCGCGATCTGCGGGACGATGCTGTTTCCCAAGGCACGGAGTTGAGATACTCGGTTGGGTAGCCCATCAACCAGGCGACCCACTGCGGGTTCAAACTCCCACCACTCTTCGGGTCGGCCACCACTTGCCGCAAACCCTTCTGAACTATCCGTCCCGTTTCCTTGTCGTAAAACCTCTGATTGATGTGTGTCGGCGGATTCCCGTTCTTGTCCACCACCTTGATGTTCTTCCACCCCGGTTCTTGGGCGCTTGGAGTTGGATACAGACGAACCGCGTGACACAGCATCACCTGTTTGTCCTTGTCGATCCTGTTCTGGACGTTGTGCGTGTCGCTCTTGGCCTCCGTCGTCGTCGGGGTCGGCCACAAACTCAAAACCCAGTTGCCGCTGCCCCGCGTTACCATCGAAGGTGCCGTCTGGTTCGCTTTCGCTGTCGGCGTGTGCAACAACCCAGATTCGTTGTCTGAGGTGCGGGGCGCCAATCGAGCAAGCTGGAATATTAAACGTCCTTGTGGCGTAGCCTTCGCCTTCCAAGTCAGTGAGTACTTCGTCCAAGCCCAGTTTGATGAGCCCAACAACGTTTTCTCCAACAACCCAAGTGGGCCGGAGTTCCCGGATAACTCTAAGCATCTCTGGCCAGAGATGGCGGGGGTCGTCTTGAGCAAGCTGTCTTCCTGCCTGTGAGAACGGCTGGCAAGGGAATCCTCCGCAAACAAGGTCGGGTCGGGAGTCGGGGAAGTCGGGGAGTCGGGCATGTCTTACGTCATCCAGTATAGGCACATCGGGCCAGTGATGCCTCAACACCGCCTGGCAGAACGGATCCTGCTCCACGAAACAGGTGGTCCGGAAATGCCCGGTAGCCTCAAGGCCACGGGCAAATCCGCCTATTCCGGAGAACAGGTCAACTGTTGTCAGCTGGCTCAATTAGAACCAGTACATCAGGATGCCGGAGACAACGCTTCCGACAAAGATCAACAAAAAATATTCCGGTCCCATTCTACTCTCCCAGTTCTCTTTGCGTTTGATGCGCTTCCATAAGTCCATCTTCAACCTCTCCTTCACAGTGGCACGTGGGGCAGTCGTCGTAGACTGCCCCCTTTCCATCGTCCCTCACGTCAACAGCGACGTAACCATTACCTCCACAGGTCTTGCAGATCATCTTCATCAGTCAATCAGTCCTTTCACAATAACACCATTTCCATAATCACGAACGCCACCCAAGACGACTTCGCCACGCCCCGCATAGCCTATCGTCTTCCACGAGTAGTCAGCATTCGCCAAGAACACCGCCCGTGCAAACCCACGCGGGGTAGCACTGCGAATGTTCTTCGTCCTCGCAGACTTGCCACCCGTCAAACCATGAACGGGCGAGAAGTTGCGTCCCTTCTTCGGATCAGCTCGGTCATACGTCAGCGTCTTATGCGCCACCGCATTCTGGCGCGGCATATTGAAACCGCCACCTGTCCAGAGACAAGTCTTCTTCCGATAACCGTCACGCGGGGGAATAACGTCAGGCCAACGCGGATGCACGTCGTCCTCCGGAAGATACCCGCCGTAGTCGCACGGATCAAACTTGTGATCCGGCTTGCGCCACAAACGCGGCAACGCACCAATGGGGTTCTCAATGTAGAACGGGCAACCCAACGCCTGACCAACAAGCATACACCGCTGAACATGGGCAGCGGCCTTGTCTTGAAATAACGGGTCGGCCTCCGCCTTCTTGGACCACCACCGCGCACCTGACGCAGCAAGATCTGTGCAAGGCGGGAAAGCGGACATGAAACACGCCCCCGTCCCGTGGCGACCGATGATCTCAAGAAGCGTGTCCGTATTGTAAAGGTCGGCGTGGACGTAGGTGATGTTGCCTTCCGTCCGCTCACCGTCATGCTGGATGTCGTAGGCGAAGCACTGATAACCAGCCTCGGCCCAAGGGCGCAAAGCCTCGCCCGTATAATCGTAAAGGGAAATAACGTGGTTTCTCATCTTTCTTCCTTTCTAGAAACGTGGTAGTTCGTAAAGGTAGCATGAAACATGGACCAAGGTCAAATGCTTCCCGTCACATATATACGGGCAAATTCAAAAAAGCGTTTTGAAAATAAAAATATGGGTGAAAAAAAGTGTAAAAGTGTGACGAGTACCTGGAAACAGTGGTTAAACCGTTGATCTGGTTGAAAAGTAGTCGTTACACTTCCCGTTACACTTCGTTACAGTTTAGACCTTCCCGTTACACTTTTCTAGCCAAAGAGCTGTTTGACCCTTGTTGGAAACGGGGTTAGTTTTGAGAAAGCCCGTATAGAGGAGTTACTTACATGAAACGTCGAATCGACTCAAAAGCTGAAGAGATCGAGGAAGCGCACGGACGCAAACTTACGAATCGACAAAAGACTTTTGCCCGACATTACGTGGATGGAACGCATTCAAATGCCGAGTGCGCCCGGCTGGCTGGGTACTCTGACAAGAACGGGATTGCGAAGATCCAGGCGCACAAACTTTTGAACACGAAAGATTTCCCGCACGTTGCGGAGTACGTTGTGGAACTCCGAGAAGAGCGCGAACGAAAGTATGGCGTCACCCTGATGGGGCAGTTGAAGCGATTGCGCGAACTTTCGGAAAACGCCGAAGAGGCCGGCCAGTTCTCTGCTGCCATCAACGCGGAGAAGACGCGTTCGGCGCTGGGCGGATTGACGACCGACAGACGCGAGACGAATCACTTCCACGCTATCGAAAACATGAGCCGCGACGAGATCGAATCCCGATTATCTGAACTTAGGCAGGCGCACCCAAGCGTGTTTGTAGATGCTGATTACGAGGTGATAAATGACACAGAAACCGGAGACGCTTCTATGGAACAATCTTCGAGCGAACTTCCCCAAAAGCTGGCACACCACACGGATTGAAAACCGCTTCGGCGGCGGGATACCCGACGTTCACATATGCGCGGAAGGCCTTCCTTTCTGGTTAGAACTTAAAGTGACCAAAACTAACCGCGTAAATGTATCAGCCCATCAAGTCGCTTGGAATTTCGCCTATTGCAAGTCGGGGGGCGTAAGTTTCTTCCTTGTTAAGGCCCTCGAACAGTCGAACCTATATTTGTTTGACGGGAGTCGGGGTCGGGAGCTAGCGGAACACGGGCTCAAGTCGGGTCGGGTCGGGGACCATGGACCGGGGTCGGTCGGGTCGGGGTCTGGGTCGGTCGGGTCGGGGTCCATCATTTCCCAGGAGATCGGGTCGGGGCCAGGGACCATGGTGCCGTGCCTCTGGTCGGGGTCGGACCAGCTCGGGCTCCAAGAGTTTCTGATCGGATACACCCGGCGCCGGATTGGCCAGCCTGGTCCTCGAGACCATCGGCCTGGGCCAGGGGTATAGGAAACCCCGGCCAGATAAATCTGGCCGGGGTTCGGCGGCTGGGTGCACCCAGCCGCCAGCGGCGCCATTAAGTGTCAACAACCGGCGCCGTATTAAATGCTGACATATATTTAAGTAATTCATTCCCGCTACTAAGGCCTACGGTGTTCCAATGATCACCGTCGATAAATACCACAACGTGGTATTTATCCCCCTCATAATTTTCGGTAACTTCTAAACGAACGTTTTCATCATCGGACAAACGAAGATCGATATCAAAACATAATTCCCCCATTTTAATACCCCCGCACAACAAAACCGCTAGTGTCGGCTTTCGCTTTCTTGCCCTTCGGATCCAGCCCGACAATAACGGGTTGCGGATCCAAGTGTCGTAAGTCATGTTCCGTGCCATCGATCACGCGGTGACCCATGAAC